AATCAATTACACTATTATAATGGGTATTCTTTATTATTAAACCTTCATTTTGGGCATTAAGGTCTAATGTTACATTATCAGAGAATGTTTGAACACCAGATATGGTTTGTGCTGAATCAGCAAATGCGATTTTCTTCCAATTAGCCATTATCAGATTCTTTTTCTACTGCTTTTATAAATGCTTTATCTATTTTTGATAATAACTTTGCCACAACAGGAGCATCCTTTCCTTTTATCACTACTTGATCAACGGCTTGTTTGATTAAGTGTAATTCATCTGTTTTCAATTCAACTCTCAAGCCTTTCCTTATGCAACTTTGCTAATTTAGTTAAAACGCTATGAGCAACTTCTAATTCAGTACCTTCAAATGAAGAACGCATGATAAGTTTTAAAAGAAAATCAGTGTCCTTTACATTAAAAGAAATACTCTCTTTTACTTCAATTGACTTGACTAGTTTGGACATTAATCAGATATTCTAACATATAAAACATCATTGCCTGTGTCAAAATGGAATGAACCAACGCCTGCTGCATCTCCAGTTGGGGCTGAACCATTACTAGAATATTCCATAGTTGCAATAGGAAATTTTCCAGCACCATTTGTATCTTCAGCTTTCCAACCTGTTTGCTCACCAGTTTTTGTCCAAACTATATTTGCATACTTGTCTGCATTTCCTGCTTCATCTGAATGAACCCTGATACCTCCACCATCTGCACCTGCTTGAGCAGCAGCTTCAGTACCATATTCACTATCTGGAACACCTAAGGTGATATTTGCATCTTCTACTTTTAATTCAGCAGTAGAAACATATGTTGTAGTGCCTGAAAAAGTACAATTACCTGAAAATGTTTTAGCACCTGCAATTGTCTGAGTACCAGTTGTTCTTACTACTGTACTATCGACTGCTACATCATCAGCATTTGCTGTAATACCATCTCCACCTACTACATTCAGAGTCCTATCAGCTTCTATTGTTCCACCACCAGTTAAACCAGCTCCTGCAGTTATTGTAACTCCACTATGGTCAATATGTTCATTTGCTACAAATCCACTTAATGAATCGTGAATAGGGGGAGTATAAGTAAACTCACCATTACTATTATTGTAAGCAATGGCACCATTACCGTCTGCTGCAGCCTCAGATGCTACACTTAGATCTGTAAGGGCAATTCCACCATCATCAGCTGCCCATTCAATAGCATCTCCTGAACTGTTAACTTTTAGTATCTTGTTAGCACCATACCCAGTTTCACTATCTAGACCTGCGTCTAGCTGTGCTAAAGTTATAGATGCATTTTGATATTTAGCATTATCAGCTTCTGTGATAATCTTTTTCCAATTTGCCATAGTTTACTCCTTATTGTTTGGCTATGTATAATTCATCATCAATAAAAGCCAAATCTCCCACAGTGGGATTACTTGGAGCTGATGAATATTCTTTTAAATTTAGTATTCCGTCTACTTGAAGAATATTTGAACTCATCCATAATGGACTACCAGTTCCATCTCCATCAAATATCCTCTTTTTTGTTCCAGTAATACCAGCATCCATATGAAGCAATTGCCCATATGTGGTTGCAACTGGTTGGTCCGTTAATGAAGTAGCCATTAAGATACTGGAACAGGAACAGAAGCTTTCACATCAACAGATAGTTTAGCATTTTCACCTGAACCAGCAATGCAATCGTCTAGTTTATCTGTTACTGCTTTCACAGCGGCTATATCTGCTTTAATTAATGCAATATCTGCTTTTATTAATGCAGTATCGTCTTGCATAGTCGCTACATCTGCTTTTGTTAATGCAATGTCATCTTGCATAGTTGCAATATCTGCTTCTACTGCTGCTTTTAAAGCAACACTATCATTCGCTGAATCAAGCTTTACTTCTAGATTAGCATTGTCGATCGTTACATTATCGATATCGACCTTTAGAGCGTCCTCTCCTGTATTCAAGACCTTGTTCAAGATCTCTTTGGATTGATATTTTTGTAGATTAGTTCCCATAACTATTTCCTTTACTTACCACCACCACCGCTACATTAGCATTATATGATCGAATAACCTGCGACAGGCATTGATATCTTTGGCCCACCGAATCTATTCTTTTGAAATTCAAAAACTCGTTTCTTGAATTGTCTCATGTGAAATTGTCTTTTATCGTAATCCCCATCCTTTTCAAAGAACTTGGCTTTTACATAGTCTACCAAAGCAAGGGCCAATTCGGGGTCTACAGGCACATCATCTGCTTCTTTGGTAGGCATGGTAGGCATTTTAGTAAAAGTGACCAGTATGCCATTAGAAATCGTGCTTGTGGGGCTTTCGTAATGCCCTGTGGTCTTATTCTTTTCAACAATGCCAAAATTTCCACCTTCTATGTAGTAAGCGTACTTGGTCTCATTGATCCTATTTAATTCGTGACTCATGTCTGATCCTTATCTACGGATTGGATATCTACGATCCTTGGAACTTTTTTGTAATCACCTGAATCGCTATCTAAAATAGAAACATGAAGTATCTTTACTAGACCTGATATATCTCCTTCTTCCATCCCATAGAATCGTTGGTCTTTATTCAGGTCGGTCTTTCCTGTTGCCACTGTTTCCTCTATCATCATATTGATCTCACGAATACCATCTTCTAAGAATGCATTGGCAAATCCAAAATTCGATGTCCCTACTCTTTCCATTAATTGTTTCATTTTCATTAGTTTGACCCCCAAATGGTCGTTATATCGTTCCAATAACTAAACTGACTATCCCAAAAGAAATTTGTGAATTGAAGAAATTGTGTTGTGTTCTTCACAGTGGTCAATGTATAGGTTGATGACGGTCCAATATTTGATGTTGTATAAGAAGTTGTAGTGTCAATACCTGAAACTGAATAACTAGTTGATTGATCTGTATCTTTAAATTGATAAGAAGTACTCATGTGGCCTGCTCCCCTTTATCTGCATAAGGTTGAAATGCTTTTTCATATTCACTCATAAGAAATAGATATCGATCCGCCATCCACTTATAATCAGTGGTTGCTCTTTGAAGATTTGCACCAAAGGATTGAACTTCTGCATTCACTTGAGATACTACTTGTTGCCAACTAGCTTGATATTTTTGAAGCTTACTTGCGTATTCCTGAACCTCTACATCTGCTTCTTTGAACATGATCTGTAGACCATTATTCAATCTTGATTCCCATTTTTGCCAATCGGCATTGAATTTTTGAAGATTTTCAGCTAAAGCCTGTTGATACCAAGAAACATAAGCAGCGATCTTTTCTACCTGCGCTCTTGCAAGCTCAATATCTTCCTCGCTTTCGATGAATTCCGATAACACCCCAAACCATTTTTTAGGCTCTACCTCATCACTATCAGTATCCACTTCTCCCATTTCAAGGTCTATATCCAGACCATCAGAACCTATTAGATTTGTCACTGATTCTATAGAAGGAAGGTCCCCAATAGGAGGCAGGTCATAAGCAGTTCCAAAAAGATTGCCACTATTAGTTTCTAAAATAGCCTCATCTATCTTAAAAGAAGGGTCGTTTGGAACACCAACTGCCCCACTAATAAGACTGGAAATATCTAACTTTGCAGGCAGATCTGTATATTCAGCCATCTTCTCTAATAAAACCTTTGCCGATGCATACATGATCACTAAGGGGATCATCCCTGTAGGGAAATTGGCTATAGCAGCATTATTTGCATCTTTATTGGTGACCGCACCATAAACAACTTTATTAACCTCTATTTTATCTTCTGTGGTATAATCAGGGACCACATAGATATTTCCATTTAATTTATAATAAACAGGGTATTCTTTTGTAGCTGCATGCAATGAGGTAGAATCACCTACTTCCCCCCTAAGTGTGGCAGGGACCTCCACACAATTTCTTGCAACATTTGTAGTTTCTTTTAATCGAGTTACCCCAAGTATCTTATCTGTATCAGCGACCGCAACATAACTATTCCCACTTGTGTTCTTCACGATCCCAGAGAACATGAACATGCTATCTGGAGATATCTTCATCATGCGATTGACCACATCCTTCACGCCATTCTCTAATGCGGTCTGCGTATCTTCAGAACCTATTGTTCCTACATAGTTTGCTATTTGAGCATCAAACGAAGCCATTACTCACCCACGATCTTAGCCGTCCTTAATTTTGCAAGTAATCCATTTACTGTCGTCTGCAATGCAGATACATCTTCCTGCAGAGCAAGAAGACTTTGTTTTATAGCAGTAGATTGGTCAGCGCTAGTTGTATCGCCAATTGCAGGTAGGGTTGCTACAGTTGAAACTCCTTCATAAGCCTCTCCTGAACCCGAAGCTACGAGTGTCATCGCTGCAACATCCCCTTGTACTGCAGTTGGTAATGCCAATGCAAGTGCTTCTAATTCAGACGCCTCTTCAGCCGCCTTTACAACTTTTTCAATTAAAGAATTCCAACTATTTGATCCATAAATCGGTACACTCATCGGTTTATTCCCTCCATCATTGTATATCATTATTAACTGCGAAAAGGGGAGCAAAAGCCCCCCTTTTCATTTTTAACCTACTTCCAGACTGCGTGTGCTTCAGGCATCCCTGCTTGAAGACCTGCTTCTGTCTGTATAAGATCGATCCTACGGTCAACACCAGTATTCTCTAGTGATTGAACGCCAACATAGATCGAGGTATCACGATTCACGCCATTACCGACCAATGGACGATATTTAACATGCTTCATATTTACCGCAACGATCTTTGCTGCACTTGCTGCACCATCCAAATGGATATTGCGAGTCACATTCATATCTCCATAAGGAGTTGTGATCGTAGTAATATCCAATCCGAACTTCTTCTTCTTACCAGTCATTGCAAAATCAGCTCTTGCTGAACTTTGACCAGTAGCAGTGTTAAGTGCCTTCATGTTAGCCGCAAAATATCCACCTAGTTTATGCAACCAGTTGTATACTGCTGTATTTACCATGAAAAGCGTAGCATTCGCATTATTGTATCTTGGATCTAAGAAATCACTCATGTTCTGCAAGAAATCATCCTGAGATGTAGATTCAGACCATGTGAAAAGATTTCCATTAGATAGACAGTAATCAACAATACCTTGACTATAAGTAGTTTCACCATCAACATGCCCTGTTCCAAAAAGAAGAGCAGTCTCAATATCCCACTTATGTTCTATCAGTTTATTCTTCCATACTCTTGCCCACTCATCTTTGGCAAACTTCAACTGTGTAGCACGAGCTGTGTTTGTCATTTGCATGGTGGTCTTAAAGATCTGAGTATATCCAGTTCTTACGACATAAGGTGTATCCTTATAAGTACCTGGAAATCCAGATCCTTCCTTATGAGCAGAACCAACTGCATAGACCTTGTTCGCTTCAGCTGCAGACGCACTTAAACTCCATGCATCATCAGCGTATACTTGACCTGCAAATACTGGAACATTATCACCTGCGCCTGAACATCCTCTAACAACCTTGACCGTTACGCCAACTGCATTAGTACTACTAATGTCTACTGGATCTTCCATGATGCGCACAATGATATAATCATCGGCTACCTTTGTGCTGTTTGTAGCACTTGTTGCTATCACTACAGGTATCTTTAGCATTTGACCTGCCAATAACCAAATAGGCTTTGTGCCATCTGCATCAATAGCAGTTTGAGTTTGACCCAATATGTTTTGGATATTTCCTTCAGATTTAAAATCTGAACTCAATTTCAATCCAAACAATTCGTCTTGAGCAAACTTACCTTCTGCTAATAATGTACCTACATAGTCACCATTTGTTGTAGATGCTGCGCCTGATACTTTATCAGCATCATGAGCCATTACATAACAATAACGCTTATGCCAACTTGAGCGTTCTTCTGTGTATTTGAATTCGGGGTCATCCGTTGGACTGACTCCAACTTGAGACAAGAACCTAAAGAAAGGTGTCTGTTCGATAGCTAATTCGGATACTGCTGAACCGAAATTATATCTTCTTCTAAGATCACCGATCTTTGATTGATCAGCCGCTACCGCAGCCTGTTGTCCCAAGCTAGCTAGTTTTAAAGGGCTATCTGCCATTTTAAACTCCTATTTAACTTGTGACCATTTAGCCAAATAGGTTGTCGGACTCCTGATCTAATCCTTTTAATGCATCCAAGACCTCACGATTGCTGTCTTTTTTTGGTGCAGGTGCAGAATTCACATTCGCATTGGACGAAGGTATATCCCTTACTGCTTGCATTTGATTCAACATATCCTCTCTTGTGGCGTTGGATACATTCTGACCTATCTTATCCCTGTTCTTCATATAGTACAGGTCCTCATAGGACATCTTGTGTTTATTGGCCCACTCGATCAGATCATCGAAATCATTATCCGATATTCCTGTCTTCTCTTTGAATACTTCAGCATCCTTCGCAAGCTTTTCTTGTGATCTTTGGGCTTCCGCTCTTTGGCGTTCCTGCCCCATTATGCTGTTAACTTTTGAACTCACTGCTTTATCCATAAGAGAATTAAAGTATTTTGCCGAATCAGAATTAGGATCTCCGATAGCTGACTGAAGATCAAATTCAAAATCCTCAGGTAACTTCATATCAGGTTCCTGTTTCCCATTAACTAAATAGTCTTTAACTACTTCAACCAAATCCTGATCCTCATTCAAACGATTGAGGATAGGCATAAACGGTTCAACCTCATCTAGTCGTGACTTCAATTTCTGAGCCTCACGGGATGAATCTTTGTACCGTTTCTCATAATCGACATTATTTGTTTCTTGGGGGTCAGGGTTACCTTGCACTTCTTCGATATTGTCGAATGTAGGAGCCTGAGTTACCTGTTCTGTTTCTGTTGCCTGTTCTGGTTCTATTATAGAACCATTGACCTCTCGGTCTAGATCGGCAAAAAACTGATCTGAATCGGAGCCAAAAATAGACTGATTCACCTCTTCTTGAGTGAATTCTTCTACTTCTGGGTTTACCGCATTAGCATCATTCATTTGCTTTCCTTGTGTTCATCTGAGCTTCTTTTTCAATTAACTTTAGCTTATCACGGGTAGCAATACGATCTGTTTCCATACCACGAACAGTATCTCGCATTTTAAGTGTGCTATCCCCTGCGCTCTTTCTGACCTCGTTCTCAACTTGCATAACCTTTGCCTTGATACCCGCTTGTATCAATTGTCGTTCTAAGGTCTGAAGTTGTCCGTCTTTATCTTTAACTTGTTCTGATAGCTCAGAAATCTGGCTCTGCATTTGTGCATACAGAGACTTACGCTGTGCGATCTTATCTTTTTGCCTGACATCTGTCTCGGCCAACACTGCTATATCGTCCACAACGCCTAATTTTAATAATTCTTTTAATTCCGCTAAATATGCCCAACGATTTACAGGAAGAGTAGATCCTGCTACGATCTTTACATCGAATTGAGCCGAATCGTATTGCATATATTTATTGACCGCTTCCCCCATATCGTTATAAATAGGAATATTGATCTCTACTTGTTTACCTTCTTCTTGAAGATCGTTTGGCTGTACGATCCTAAACACTTTATGTGCCTTATATACTGCTTGAGAATAATCTCGTATCACCTTACCCAGCTGGACCAGTGAAGGCTCTATATTGGATTTCATCCACTGCTTTACTCTTCGTGTTCCATACTCATCCAAGGCAAGCATCCCTCGATAGGTCTCGGATTGTCCTGTTGGGTTTCCCATTGCTTGTGAATAAATACCTGCTAAATACTCCATCTCTGATTTTCCACTCTCTACGATATTGGCAAATGCATTGGATAACTGCATCGGCATCACAGGGGTTGGAGCTTCGAAACCACTATTGACTGGTAACAACGCCCCTGGAGCCGATGAGTATTTCTCCCAATACTCTGTATCAAGAGAACCTTCTTCATACATCCACCTAAGGGATGATCCAAGGGATGCGTTATGGACCATCAATTGATGAGCTTTATTTATCTCTCTTTGTTTACCGACCAATGGAGCAACTGCGCTCATTGGAAAAGGAGAACCTGTCCACTTGTATGTAAAAGGGATAATAGGGTAATGTACGCTTGGAAGATCTTTTTCTTTGATCAATTGGTCACCTACAATACAGGTCAGTTTTACAACTTTTTTATAGAACTTGACCGCATCTATGACATGAGCAGCATTTATCTCATCACCTATGAAAACTTTATATGCTTTCTCGGTCATCACCTCATTTTTATTGATCACTAATTCTTTTTGAGCCTGTGCTAACAACTCTTGAGACATCTGAGCTAACTGAGCTTCATTTTCCTTCATTGCTTTTTCAAGTTCCAATGCCATTCTTTCAGGTAACATTTCCCCTGCATCTACTTGTTTCTGCATCTGGAACTGCATTTCTTGTAACCGTATATCCATTTCCTGAGAAGCTTCTTTTAAGGTAACATCCACTTGTTCTTGAGCATTTCTAAGAGCCTCTTTGGATGGAGGTATTTGAATAAATACATTATAATAAGGCCTACTCTCCTTCTCGAAAGCCTCGATATAATCGATCAGCGCTGAATCTCCACCATCCTTATTGTAAGCGAGATTCATATCGTTCTGTTGAAAATCATTGGACAATGAAGGACCGTCTGTATAATTGTATTCACTGTATGTACCCGATGCCTTTTTGATCTTTGCTGAATATTCGGGATATATGCTGAGTAACTGTTCCTTGGGAAGGACCTTACGAATAAGGATATGTGAGGCATCCCGAAAGAGGGGATCTCGAGACTTCGGGTCTACATACAGATCAAAACTATTTGGATTCTTTATTACCACTTCACCCATACCATTATCTTGATTGGCATCTACATCCACCATAAGATATCCGACAGACTTGGTTATGGAGTCATTAATAGCATTAGCATAAAGGGCGGAGGCATCCGAGTTATGCCATATATAATCAGCAAGGTCAGAAAAGACGGAAGCGACATCACTGTCGCTCCCTTCTGTTCCTATGGCTTGCCACCTCGGGTTGTTAGCGGTAGCATAGAAATTCAACATTTCAACTACTGGAATAATTCGATTCACGGTAAATGTAGGCATCCCTTGGTCCTCCAAGGTTTCCTTTTCCATGACAGATAATTGGTTATCTAAATAAAAATCATATCCCTGTTGATTTACGGTCTCCCAATCAACACGGTACTGGTTATTCAATGAATTGAATAGATTTCGTATTCTATCGGCTTTTTCGCCTTTCTTCGCCATTAAGCAACCACCCAACTTTTAGGTTTAGGCCTATGGAAGCGATATACGCCACCAGAGGCTTTGATATTTGTGGAAGGTTGTGCGTACTTACAGGCGTAAGCGAGCGCATCGATAGTATCATCGTGCGCCATGCGGGGGCCAAAAGTTAACACTTCGTGTTCTAAATCGAAATGGTTTTTACGAATATGCATGGAACCAATGGCAAATCTCTGTGCTAAGACCGATTGTATCCTATCTCGCTTACTCATTTTGGTCCCAGGTTTTTCTTCCTTGAAATGAACGCTAAAATCATTCCTTCTTCTCATCTCACTTCTTAGTGCCTGAAAGATAGGTCGACTCATGGTCGTATCTTCTATTACAAAAAGATTGGGATTGTATTTAGAGGTCATTTCAAAAATATGATCCACGATCCCTAATTTTTCTTCCCCAGGAATACCAAGGACAGGTAGACCCCGCATTCTTAAATAATCAAGAACATAGACAGAATTATGTTCATCTACGCCTACTATCATTATCACACTGTAATCAGATGTTGAACGCATACTGTCTGTAGCAGGGTCCACCCCACCAAAGACATTGATCGGTCTATAGTCTCCATCAATGTATAGCATCGAAACACCTGTATCCTCGTCCACTTTGAAGACACCGTCATGGTACCTGATATGTCGCCTGTTAAAGATAGAATCCTCTTCAGACTGGACTTGCATCATGTATTCCTGCCAAAATTTGTGTGGCATACCTGAATCTTGGTAAAACTTCTTTTTTTCTTCTAATTTTTTCTCAGGAAACCATGAAGGCCACAATGAGTTTCCTTTCTTATCAATAGCAGTATAAGTGACCACATCCCAAGCAAAATCCTCTTTATTCTTTCTTGCCTTAGAATGATTCTCTAAAAGATTATTAATAAAAGAGTCAAAGTGAACAGGAGTACCATTGATACGGAGCCTGCCAGTATGAGGCTCCAAAGCAGGATAAACAACCGCAGTGATAAGGTTTCCGTTCTTAGCTCTAGCTTCTGGAGTAAGCGTATTATTCTCATCCTCGAAATCGTCTAGTATAATAAGATCGTATCTTTTGTGCAATTTTGCTCCACCACGAATTCCTGATACGTTTGACTTTGATACTAGCTTTGAGCCATTTTGCAGCTCGATGTCCTCTTCTGTCCATTTTCTCCCCTTTTGTGTTCCAAAGTAATAAAGTATCTTTTCATTGAATTCTAAGTGATACTTTACATAATCCATGTTACCTGCTGATAATTTTTGAGTTGCGGATACCCATCCATAGAATAATGGGTCCTCTTTTGTTGCAAAACAGAAATCATGGATAATGCTTGCCTTGGTCAGCACTGTCTTTCCATGACCACGGGGAAGAATAATGGCTACTTGTTTATTTTCAAGGTCATTGATCTTATCCGCAACCTCATAATGAAACGGAGGTGTCTCACTCCGTAAGAAATCATCTGGTAGAAATAGCTTACCAAAACTTATTAAGTCTTTTTTGGCAAGTTCCAAGGCCTCTTCCTGCACGGATACATTATGTTTATTTATATTCATTTTTCGGGATACCCTATGTATGAACCACCATCATCGTACTTTATTTCATAATCTTTCCGTATTTCTTTTGGCAATCCTAGGTCTTCATGTAAAAAATGTTGATATTTTAGATTAGGCTCCCCCCAACTCTTAGATTTGATAATATCTATATACTGATCATCTCCTTTTAAATATTTTTTTAAAATTGGAGTATATACTCTATGTGCCTGAGCCTCCAATGCTCTAGGGTTATAATACCTGTCATCTATATTTATTTGCCTATTAACAGCAAAGCGCATTTTAGCAATATCTTGACCATGTAGTTTTCTACCTTGCATTTGATGACTTAATTCCTCAAGGAATGTCCTCCATCTATGCTTTCCTTTTTGAACATCATTTATTTTGATCTTATCTTGTCTATATTTATTTGACTCATCCCATGAGTCGTGAAATTCTGCCTTACCATATCTATCAAATGCTTTTTCATAAATACTTTTATTGGACAATTCAATAAAATACTGATTCCAATCCTCAATCTTTTCAGATTCAGGAGGATCTATCCATCGAACAGGCTGAATAAAATCCCTCTTATTTCCTTGAGTCCATTCACCATGTTCTCCATCTGTTTCAAATTCTATTAATGGCTTACCCAGGTCTGACCAAAGCCCATGAAGTCTTTCTTTATATATACGCTGTTTTTCTTCATCGCTATGATCACCTTTTACATATTTATCAACAGTAGATTTTAGCATTTTCCTTCTAGTCTTGGCATTTTCAGGGATACTTTCAGTATCAAATAATTTTTCAAAGGATTCTTCTGCTAACCTATCTTGCTCCGCCAATCCTTCTTGAGAGGCTTTATAACTTTCCAGATCGCTCTGATATATTCTCTCTATATCCATTTCATCTTCATGATAATTCTTGATCTGACCAGAAGGAATATCAGGGATAGAGGATGGTCCAAAGAATGATGGTTCATCATTTTTAAAGGAATCAATAAGGAATCTTTCAGTCTGAGGAGGCATCTTTTTTCTTATCCATATCTGCAAGTGGTAACGCAGCTACTGCAGGTAGTTTATTGACCATATCCTGTATCTGGTCATGTTTATAAATAGCTCGAAGTTCTGTGTAGGGGTCATTGGTCATCCAAAGAGCCGACTCATCTAATACATTATTAAAATCTTTTGGGTTTAGTCCTAATTCATACCTGATCTGCATAACACGAGCAAAGGTCTCTGTTGGCCTTCGAAGATAGTCAACATAACCACGATCTAATGGTAGCCAAGTCTTTGTGGTCAAACTATAATGCTGAGGTTTAAATGCATTATAGATACCTTGAGAATCCACTTGTTGGCGTTTAATATAATCAGCGATAGGTCCACGCATAAGCCTATTTCCTCTTGTTAAATAATGAGTGGATTCATGCACGCCCAGTGACTTCATGAACCTCAATGGATCCATATTAAATTTTTTACCCCACGCTTCTGCGAATTGTGCATGCTCAAATCGATTATTAAGGCGAAAATAACCAAGCTCATCATTATCTATGTAACGAAGGCTAGATACGACTCCTTTATCATTTTCTCTTGAAATGATATTGCTATCTTTATAACTAGCTAGAGGTTCCCTTGGCGTGTTTGGATCATATATATGATGTTCAGTGGTCACATCTTTATTTTTTAGGATACTTGCTCTTTTCTGCGTAACTGACGGATCAACTATTCCTTGAAAATTGCCTCCTCTCATCCTCATGTTCCACCAATCAGCAACCCACTCCTGACCGTCTTCAAACGCATCTAATATGACCTGTTTTTCAGACTTACCCCAAGTCTTTATTGCTTTTCTAAGTGGTTTTAATGCAGGAACCCCTATGAGAGCAGCTTCGAGCGCAAGATCTGTTTTGCTCTGGGGAACAATAAAGTCCACAAGATCACGAAGACCTCGCTCCTGTTCGCTCTTCCTCTCAGGGTCACGATGATGTGATGGGAAAAACTCAACGAGTTTTTCACCTAATGTTGGTTGCGGAGCAACCGATTTTTTTTCAGTATTTGCCATACTCTCCCTTTAAAGGAAGGTAAAGCGTTCACTGTGGGGTTATTTTCCTATGGACAAGGACTTGGTCGGCCTTTGTGCTTCTTCTAGGCTTTTATTGTCAAAACCTTGAAAGACCGCACCAGTCAATGCTGTTACTTTTGTTTGTTTGGGTACTACATCTGCAGCTTCCCACAACATAGAGAGTGCTTTCAGGCGATCTGATGCCCTGTCTGCTATCTCCAATTCATCTTTGGCCTTCCCTATCAAATACTCAAGGTCGATGCCAAGTTTTGCGAATACACCATCTAATTCTTCTTTTACTGCCATTATGATCCTTTCCTGTTTTATGAGCAAGGCGGAGCGTTCAGTCGCATATTCTCGATTCATCGTATCGAATGCTTTGATATAAGCATCGACAGGAGACATGCCATGTGCAATGAATTTTGCGAACATGACCTCTTTTATTGTGGGGTTCTTTCTGTCAGCAACCGAATCTTTATGATCTCGGTCGCCACCAAATGAGTATATATTCTTTCGTTTTACACTATCGCACTTCACTTTAGGTTTACACAAGAAGGTTCCTGTACAAGTACCAATATATCTGGTCTCTCTTTTCCCTTGTTTTACTGTGCCTTCCCTAAGGACCTGCATGACCGAACCATCGTCAGCCAATATCCAATCGCCTAATTGACCTTTTCGCCAATCTTTTTGTACCATAAGGTCTTTTGGATACTCATCTGTATCCTCATAGACAGAATGTTCTATTCTTTTTATAGTGTATTTACGCATCGCCTATAATACAACCACCTACTAAGGCTACATTCATGAGCTGATAGTAGTGTGTTGGTTCTATTTTTAGAAGAGGTTGTATCATTTGGGTCATATATACCGCATTATCATCCATTTCTAAAGCAAACTCTTGTTCTTGGTCCAAGGATTCCTCTATATACTCACAATTATCTGAATTGTCAGCATACTTTATCTCAAGTTTATACTTTTTCATGAGGAAAGTTACAAAGAAGAGATTTATCTTGACTTTTGGTCATTTTACCCTTAACTTGACAATAGACGCAGGCCCACCCACACCACTCTAGAGAGCCTATATTTTTAAAACATTCCCAGTTATCTCTGGGATTTTTTTTTATTACTAACCTATACCTGGGCAACTACGTCCAAAATCCAAACTAACAACCCCCAAACTTGAAAAATTGTAGCAAAATGATATGCACTCATATATTAAGTCGGGCCCGCTTCCCGTTGATTTCGAGATTCATCATCGGGTTGAATTTCATTGAATCTCATTAACTAACATGGAGGTCTATCATGACTGAACTAACACTTTTTCTTACTCAATCTAAAGCGGGTCGCTGGTACTACTCGGCTAAGGAATTCATCACTTGGACATATACAGGTGCTGACGGTTCCGAGAATCAAATGCTTTCACCTCATGCTAATAAAGATGTATCCAAGCTTCCTGATGATGCTATTACTGCGGTGATCTTGCCTTTGGATTATAATGATCATTCCGAAGAGGAGATCCTTGAGATTTTCCCCAAGAAGATGACCATTGATTACACTACTGGCCTGCCAGTCTAAACAGATCAGGGGGGAGCAGACAACGCTCCCCCCTTTTTTTAACGATACTACAAAAGGAACTAAATAAAATGGCTAAAAAAATCAATTACAAAGATATGAAAGGAACAGTTCATTCATTTTGGGTGAACGGTGTGTTCAAATCAGTTGTGGTAAAGAAGAAACCATCTACTAGAATAGGTATGATAATTGATGCCTGTAAGGTATATAACGCAGAAACACGAGGTTAAACACTATGAATAGAATAATTACAATCATTAAAGCTGAGATCAAGAGACTTGAGGCCGATTTGGCTACTTTTATTAATTATAATCCTAACTGGAAATTGGATAGAGAAGATCTTGCAGTGGTTACTCGTTATCATACCCAGATAGACACATATGAGAGTACACTATCTATGTTAATTGCTGAAAAATCAAGAATTGATAAAATATTTACTGATAAAATAAGATCCAATGATAGCTCATTAAAAGCTTGGAATGAATTGTGGGATGGTCATATTGGCGATCTATCTGCACCTGAATATTGTGCTATTAATTCAGAAGGAATACTCCTAGCTGAATTGGTTAGAGAGATCAATAACGATAGTCAATCTGCTCCGCTGATCATCAAAGATGAGGAAGAATAATGAAAGAATTTAAAGTGATCAAAACAAAGCATCTATATTCTAAATTACCTAATAAACTGGCTTATGCGATAGTTTCAACTACTTATTTATTAGCCGAGCCAGGTTCGCGTCGCGGTGTATATACTCTATATGACGAGGATGATATGTTCATCATTGCTCACGATATAAATGACGCTCACGAAATGTTAATCGATCATATTTATAAAGAACAAAAAAAAGGAAATAACAGTGACCAGAATAAATAAATTAGACTCAAAAAGAGAACCTATGCTCAGAGTGACCGCTCGTGATGTTTTACCAACTGAATGTGGAATATTGGCTACAAAAATGCATCGTTTAACATTAAATGATAGAAAAGGTGCAGTTGGCTTTGCTGCGAATCAATTATCATCACTTCATCATGGACTCCAAAGATCAAATGCCTTTTTAGCACTTATTGATAATAGATGGCAATTCTTTGCTAATGCTAAACATAATGAAAATCTTATTTCTAATACAGAAGAAAAAGATTCAAAGGTCCAAATCGAGGGCTGTTTATCTATTCCTGATCGTTTATTTCTCGTAAAGAGAAAGTATTGGGTACATATAACATGGTTGGATGAAAATGGTCGTCAATGTCAAGGATCATTTAGCGATTTTAATGCTAGAGTGATTCAACATGAAATGGACCACTTAAAAGGCTTATTGATATGCGATAAAAATATCGGCTCAGAGATCATCGAC